AAAAGTTTCTAAAGATAATGCAACCAAAGCAGTTGCTAAAAAAGAAGCTAGAGATAAAATCCCCGATACAATTAAGAATAGACTTAAGTCTAATGCAAAAGAGATAACTGCAAACATGGCTGTCGAAATGGCAGTCAATGTAGGTTCTGCTTATGCCTATGAAAAAGGTCTTGTAAGAACTGGTGTACAAGAAGAAATAAATAAAATTAATCTAGGTCTTGCAGGTGTAGGAACTATGATTATTGGTGGTGTAAGATTTGGTACAGTTGCACTACAGAAAAATAAGAATGCGTTGGTGCAACCAGATATAACAGTAGAAGCACCAAAGAAATTTGATCCTAGAGAAGCACTAAAAATTGTACAAGAAGATACACCTTTTACAGAGGCATTAAGAGATAAAGCACTTCGTGGTGCAGAGCTTCAAGACTTAGATACAGATTTCTTTATTACATTTTTAATGGGTAATGATGATCTTGGTATAAAAGGTATGGCTCAAATATTTGCAGAGCAAGGACATGTGTTTATAAAACGTACACCTGAAGATGGTGTATCTAATTATATTGCAGATGTATTAAAAAAGACTGACCCTAAAATTGCAAAACAATTTATAAAAGATTTTACTAAAGCTACTGGTATCAAGATGGTAGATCTTGGTGATAAAGTAGGTAAAAGAAAAATAAATATGGAGAATTTTGCAGACATCTTTGCAAAAAAGATGAGTGATCAAGGTCGCTTAATGAATGCTGCAAGTCAGTTTGCAAAAAGATTAGGCATATCAAGAACACAAGCTGAAGATGTATCTATATCAGATGCTGCTGCAGCACTACTTAACATAGACAACAAACTAGATCTTAAAGATACAAAAAAAGTTAGTTGGTTAGGTAAAGTAAATCAAACTGTAGTAGATGCACAGCGTAAAGTTATTCGTCTACTTGTTACAGCTCCTAGCACATCCTATCTTAACCTAGTGGGTTATGGTTCTGCTATGGGTATAAATACAATTACCGATGCTGCACTTGCTTTAACTTACTTAGGTCAAGCAGGTTTAAATAAAATGTTGGGTGATGGTAAGAATGCTGCAGAGTCTCTACGTATTTTTAGACAGTTAAGTTTAGCACAAAAACAAAGATTAACAAATCTTATGGACACAGGTATGACTTATGATGCATACATGTCCATTGCAAATAAAAATCCTGATGCATTAAGACAACTTACATTTGCTATGAATGGTGGTATAGAAGTTGATGACGCTTTAAAAAAAGCTTTTGGTGGTGAGATAGATTATTCTAAAAGCATAATGGGTTTACAAGTTGATAAAGGTATTGACATACTACAAACAATAAACTTTGTACATGGTCAAGACATACTTACAAAGTCTCAGGAGTTTATATATCAATTAGATAAAGGATTAAGACTAGGTTTTAATAAAAACTTTAATGAATTTTTTAATGATCCTAACGCTGCTAAACTTATAGCAAGTAAAGAATATGCAGATATATTAAGCAAATCAGTATACGAAACACAGAAAGCTACCTTTGCCCTGTCGTATAAAGACGCAGGGTTTGTACCTAAGATTATAGAAGAAGCCAGAGATGTCGCAGGTCTTGGTTTGTTAATACCTTTTGGTAGATTTTTTAACAACACTATAGCTCTTATGTCTGACATGAGTAGTGCTACTTTTTTTCTACAACTAGCAGGAGTTAAAACTGGAACTCAGAGAGGCATTAGAGAAAACTTTGTTCGTGGTGCAGTAGGTGTATCATCTGTAATTGGTTTGGCTCAAAATGAAATATTAAATAGAGAACTTGGATTAAACTGGAATGAATCTATTGATGATAAAACTGGTGGTGTTAAAGATGTAAAGTATGACTTTCCAATATCTCATGCTAAAGGTATAGGTAGACTTATATCTTATGGTTTAACAGGTGAAAGACCCCCAACAGATGAGATGGTTGAGATCATAGAAATAATTGGTCCCGGTCAACTTACCAGACAACTTAATCAAATTACTGAAGGCTTAGGAGATCTTACACTTACTGCCGCAACAGATTGGGAAACTCCAGAAGGTGATAGAGCAAGAAGAGAGTTTCTTAAACCTTGGGAAAAAATATTTTCTCAAGCTGTATCAGGGTCAACTAGATTCTTAGATCCCGTTAATACCGCTGTTGGTTTAGCTAGAGGTAATGACTACAAGATGGTCAATAGAAAAGAGGGTAGTGAAACCTTAAACAATTCACTACGTTATATGGATCAGATCATTGCTGTAGTAGGTGGTGAAGATATATCTGAAGAAAAGTTTAACGCTGCTACAGGAAAGATAACTTTAGATGCAGCTAAACAACTTGGCTACAGAGAAGTTGAAATGACTGACACCAAGAAGGTGTTGAGTATTATTGGTAGACCGACATACCTAGCTAACATAAGAACTAAAAGTGCTCAAGCAGATAACAGATATAATCAACTATTCCATGAAGTTGTAGAACACATGTCGTCTGAACTATTAAGAAGTTCTAAATTCAGAGAAGCTAAAGGTTCTAAAAAAATAATACCTACATTAGAATGGAGAACAAACTTAGTAGACAATATGTTTAGAGATGCTAGGGCAACCACACTAACATTTATGGAACGTGGTATATACGAAACTGACGATATAATTTTAGCCAAGATGATAGACATAGGTAGCAAGTACAACTGGGCTAAGATTGACAGAGGTCTTGCCATGATGCAAGAACAAACAGGAGAAAAACTTCAGTTTAAAGATCTTACAAATGAACAGCTAGATACTCTTGAGGCATACCTAGAGTACGAGAAATACCTCAAGAAAAGAGCAACTAACTAATCCTCTAACATTCTATCTGCCCACTCGTAGGCTTCTCTTCTTACCTCATCAGATCTGACATAACCACCACGACTAGCAGCAAGCAACCCTGACAGTGCTTGACCTGCTAGATATATACGGGCTGACATAGGTGGCTCTTCGATAACTTTTAATTTACGAAACTCTTGGGCTTCCTGCTCGAGGGTTTTCTTTTTTACACTCTTCATTTTATTTCCTAGACTGCTGTTGTATTAATGCCTCAAGATACCAACGTGCTTTCTTTAGATCTTCTATACCATTCTTATACCTCCAACGGTGAAGGTACTTAGCTATATTGCCTCGAAGGTAGCCAGTGTATTCTTCATCTGTTAGGAAATCTTTTATGTATTCGATACATTCGATATTACCTCGACCATAATGCGCTGGGTTGTTTACATTATCTTCTGCCATATATTACACCTCTATAAGTTCTGCTTCACCATAAGGAATGTGAAAGAAGTATTCATACCGTCTAGCGTTGGCTAGCCATATCTCCTTTGCACAGTCCTCATTAAGTTGAAAGTCTTTGATTCTCCACGCTTGCTTACAATCACTACGTATAACGTAGAAGTTACAATAGGTATTGTCACTCTCTACTTTTTTGTATTTGTTTATAAGCCTGTACTTTCTGTAAGGTATACGTATCTCTTTCCACTTAGGATTCCAGTCACCTGTCCACTGGTTCTTCATCTCCACTTCAGAGTAATACATACCACCATTCTTTTCACTCTTTATGTCAAAAGAAAAGTCTTCCTCAGTATCAAGAATAGTATGACCATGACTTTCTAAGTAATTTGTTATTGTTGTCTTAGCCTTACTGTCATTCTCTGCGTAGGACTGAGGTTGAAACCTTCGGTAATATGATCCCTTAATTGGTTGTAACATGGTATCTCCTTATGTTAAATCTACAATTTCACAGACATCGCCAGAGCAAGCCATTGTCTGCATAGCTACAGTATTATCTTCTTGTTCATACTCTGATAGTTTAGACCAGTCAATCTTATTTGGCATACATGACAGTAACATTTCATAGTCATGCTTACCACAGTCTTGATATGGTGCTTGTTGATAGGTGTGATCAGAGTGTGGTAGAAATGATACACCTGACATCTCATCAAAGTGTTTGTAAACAAATGCACCAACTTCCATCCACTCATCATCTCTTACTGAGATAGTCACTGATGGCTTATGCTCACACCATGATCGTTGATATATAAGCCACATCTCTAGTTGTTCTATGGCTGTCATATCGTCTCTTGTGATAGCTTTGTTAGGAGACTTTACAGGAAAACTAAACACTGTAGTTGTATCTCCTTTAAATACACAAGGCTCATTAGGTATGCCTTGGTCTTTCATAAACTGTGTTAGAGGATCTTTGTTATCACCTCTTACTGTTCTTATGTAATATCTGCTGTGTCTTGCATGTATTCCAGAGGCACTGTCGACAAGCTGGCTAACCGTTCCGCTTGGTTTGACACAGGTGATAGATGTACTTTGTGGTATGCCAAGCCTATTAGCATAATCATTATTAGTATGAACAGCAACTTCTCGTAAATGTTCAAGAGTCTTCTCCAATCCTTTGTTCTTAGATGTTAATAATTTATTGTCCATTATTCCAGTGAGCGACACACCCAGCAGTCGTTCTTCTTCGGTATTTCGTTGCCACACTTTTCGCAGATATGGGAACTTAGTGAAGGAAGACTGAATAGTTCCAAGAATAGTTGCAAGTTTAACCTTACGCTCAAGATCATCAATTGTGTCTGTTGCTCTAACCACAACCTCAGTGAGGTTACAAAATTGATAAGGCCGTAATATAATTTCTGAGCAGGGGTTAGTACCAAACTCAAAGTTAGGATCACGTCTGCCAAATTTTGCAGCTTGTTTTTTAGATGCTTCACGATTAAATATTCCTCTCTCACCAGACTTACTCTCAACAAGAGCAGTCCACTCTCTCATAAAAGTTTCTATGTCAGGCTTCTCTGTATAAGAAACAGAGTTGTTAGCTAATGCTCGATGTGCTGCAGTCTCCCACCACTGACCTGACTTAGCATGACGCATACGGTCATCACTTAGATTAGACAGGGAGATCATAGCACTGCGTCTAACACCGCC